ATCTTGTATAAAATAACTTTAAAAATACTATATGTTGTATTTGTTTATTTTCTTGTATATAATTAATTCAAGTGCGTAGTTCCACGACATCCCCGCTTATGTCAACAATGGCGCGTACACTGTCATCCGCCGGACAAATAAACGAACGCAGCATAGCTGCATTATTTTAATTGTTCAGGAGACATGGATATGTCATTCAGTGGAAATTCATTTCAAACAACCCAATACATTCTTGATGAAACCTTTATTCGTTTCATTAACTATTTAAACTTCGCAAAAATTGCTAATCGTAACCTTGAAGGAGACTTCAAAGGTCTTAAATACGCTACTGGCCAGACGATTAACTATCGTTTAGAGGAAAGATACCTTGGCGGATATGGCGCAACTGCTACCTCTGAGGCTCGCGTACAGGTCATTCGTCCATTAACTATCGATACACAATTTCATACCATGGTTGAATTCTCTGGATTTGAATTGACATTCGATAGAGCGCGCGACCAACCATACCTCGATATGATGTTAAATCCTCGTGCTAAGCGTCTTGCAAACATGGTTGAGCAATTCATTGCGACAACTAATTTCCAAGTAGCTGGCTATCAGTTTTATAACAACATCGGTTCGGCCATTGATCAAAACACAGTGTTCCAAACTGATGCCTACATGACAGAATTGGGCATTCCTGAAGACGGTAATCGTTATTGGGCAAACCCTCCCGCTGTTACTGCTTCTTTAAACAATAGTCTCTATAACGTATTTAACATGACAGTTAACCGTGGAGCATTGCTAGACGGGTTTATTGGTCATTTGTCTGGGTTTGACTTCTTTAAGACAAACTTCTTAATTAGACAAGTAGCTGGTGTTCCTGGCGCAAGCGGTGGTACGCCTCCAACTGGGTTTGTTGCAGCAGGTGTTATATCAAATGGTCCAATCACTGGTGGCAATAGTCTTGTTGTAACCGGTGTTTCAGCAACATCTGGACAAGTATTATTTAACATTGGTGATAATCTTGTTCTTGATGCTGCTGCCGGTGTGTTCATGGTGAACCCATTAACATATCAACCATTAAACCAACCAGCTCAATTCGTTGTTACTGCACAAGTTATTGCGAATGGTTCTGGCATTGCAACAATTCCTGTTAATCCAACAATTGTTATCAGTGGAGCAAGACAGAATTATTCTGGCGCTATTCCAAACGGCGCACAGCTTTATTCTGCTGGAAACCATAACGTATCAATTGCATTCCATAATCAAGCTATTGTCTTTGCAGCGCCTCCTATCAAGGAATTAAAAGGCGGTGTGGAAGCTGTGACCTCATACAGCGATCTTTACAAGATGGCAATGACCTATTCTTTAGGTGCTGATATCAGAAACTACCTTCAATTAGATCGTATTGACATTATTGCAGGTGTTGCGATTAACCCTGAGTTTATGGTCAACGTTCTTTTATAAACGATTTGGGCGGTCATTAACATCCTTGTGGCCGCTCTTTTTTGAGGTGTTTATGAGTAATATCGTTATAAAAGATTCTCATGTTGGTCAATTTCTTTATTTAGGGCGCTGGGTTGATAAAGCTACTTTTTGTGCTTTTGTTTATGACAAAAATGGAAATGAAAAGTTAGCTGAAAACTATCAGAATTTTCAAAACATGATATCAAGCGGCTTATGGTTCGCGTCAAAGAAGCCAAGGAAGGCTAAAGATGCTAACGTACCCAACGATAAATGACTTTGTACAAGATGCATATCAGTTAATTAGTGCAAGTAGTCCTACTGTTCCGCTACAAGGTAATGATCTATCTAAAGGTATTCAATTTTTAAATGAGCTGCTTAAATCTTATAGTTCAAGCTCATTATTGCTGACTATCGCTAAAAAAATTAATTTTACTATTCAAATAGGGCAGTTATTCGCAACATTCGCTGACCCTCTATATGTTCCGACTCCAAGCGTTCCCGTTGGAAGACTTACTAATCTTGAAAATGCATGGCTATCTCTTGATGGCGTTGATTATCCTCTGATAGACGAATCACGAAATGTATTCTTTGGAAGTTACAAATATTTTCCTCAGCTTGGATTGCCTCGTTTTGTTATCATAACAAATGATCTTGATTTAACGACAATGCAGTTTTATCCGGGTCCTTCACAACAATATGAGGTTTGGGTATATGGTAAATTTGAATTACCTACCGTTACTGCTGGCAGTACTCTTTCTACTCTCCCAATGTATTACCAACGGTTTTTAAAGTTTGCTCTTGCTCGTGATCTTGCTTATTACAAGGGAAGATCATCGGCATGGGACCAAAAGTTAGAGGCAATGTTTCAAGAGGCTCGTGATGAAATGGAATCTGTTTCTTCAATGAATCTAGTAATAGATAGTGCTAATGAATCATATTTGAATGGTAGTTGGCGATTAAGAGCAGGTATATAATGCCATCAAACAAAGACGGTCAATTTGAAATAAAGCCTCTTCCTATTATTGGTGGTTACAACCGTCAAAGATTTGCGCAATGGAGTCCTGAGGATACCGCCAATCACTACATGGTAAAAGGTGAAAATACAAAGCGTCCTTATGCAATGTACCCGACCCTTGGCAGAGCACATATTAGTTCACTTGGGCATAATCAATTAATATTTGGAAATGAACCGCGTGGGTTATTTAAAAGTATTAAATATGCTTACATCGTTGTAGGAAATACGATATTTCGCATTGATTCAAATTACAATCAATTGGATATTTCAGGCGCTCAATTATTAACTACAACAGGACCTGTTTACTTTGCATTTTTAGTTGTAAATACTATTGTCTTTGCATGTTTTATTGATAGTCAAAAGATTTATATATATCGTGAAGATACAGGAATATTTTATACAGTTACAGATCCAAACGCGCCTGGTGGTGGAGGAATAGGAAACCTTGTAAAACCTGGTTTTATAGCATCATTTGGCAATAGGATTACAGTATCAGTAGCAAATAGCTCACAATTTTTTCTATCACAAGTTAATCTTGGTGGAAATGCATTTGATCCTGCGACTTGTTTCACTATAAATGGCGCTGCTGTTTTTGCTCAAGAAGATGGGATTATTAGGCAAATGGGCGTTCTGAATAGCACGCTTTATATATTTGCTGATTATATAACGGGTGTCTGGTCTAATATTCAAGCCGTATTTTCTGGTACGCAATTAAGTTTTCCTTGGAAGAAAAACACAACATACAACTGGAATTTTGGTATAGCAAATCCAACATCACTCGATATTGATTTTGGCTACATGGTATTTCTTGCTCAAAATACAAATGGTTTGCTTCAGTTTATGGCTACAAAAGGCGGAGAGCCTGAAAAGATTAGTAATAAGGCTATAGATTCTTTATTGCAAAGATATACAAATAATCTTGGGGCAAATAATCCATTTCTTGTTGCAAACTCAAATGGGTTTTTATATCAATATGAAGATAACATATTTTATAGAATGTCAGGCGGAAACTATATTGGGTATGGAATTTTAGATCAAGAATTAAAAGAAAACAGTATTGAGTTTAATTTTGAAAATCAAACATGGCACCGTTGTATTGAATTGAATGGCGAAAGAAATAGAAATCAATATCACGTCTATTTTAATTTTAAACATTTGATAAGTGTTATAAATGAAACAACTGTTTATAACATGTCTGGTCAGTATTATTATAATGAGGTTAGAAATCCAAATCAGCCAGATTCACAAGCAGTTGATGCTTATGTAGCTTATCCGTTCAGATACGAGCGAGTCACGCCAATTATTTCTGAAGATGATTATGCAGAGTTTGAAACAGAATATGCTGAAATTGATTTTGTTTTTGGTGATAGCAACATTAATTATTCAACTGCACCATTTACAAATGCTCAATTTATTATTGATGAACAAACGTTAAATAATAATGTTCAATATTTAATTACCGAACAAAGTGACTCTGACAATCAACCTGTCTTCATGATAAGCGATAATTCAAATACGCCAGGGGTTAATGAATTAACTTACAATACACTCTTAAAGCCTCATATTTCACTTTACTGGTCAGACGATGGTGGAAAATCATTTCAATCTGCTGACAACAGACAGTTTTCCCAAATGGGTGTTTATATGTGGCGAATGCGCTGGTATCAACTAGGTCCTTCAAGAAACAGAGTATATAAACTTATATGCGTGAGTCCTGTGCCAATTGTTATTTTAGGCGCTGTGATGAACGTGAGGAGGATAAGTGGCGGGGCCAATTAATTTAGACGTGCTTGATCCACCAATCCTGGAAGAAACAAAGTTTGGTCCTAATATGGATAGATGGATTACAAATATTGTTGATATTATTAATGCGAGCTTTAATACTCTCAATCAAACATTTGCAAATTTTATAACGGCTCAGGGTGTGAATATTGGTGGTGGTGGGGCAGGTCCCATAGCTGTCACTGTTACTGGATTGACAAGTTCTGGATATGTGAATGCAAACCTTATTAGTACAACCAATCCAAACGTTACAATAACTAGCGTTGTTCCTCAGTTAAACGGATTTGCGATAACTTTTAGTGCAGATCCTGGCGCATCAGCTATAATAGTTTATCAGGCGTTTACTGCCCAACCTCAATGATAAAAAGGATTTTATCATGAACTTTATGAAATCATTTGCTAACCCATTTCAAATGTTAGGTAGTTTTCTACACCCAGAAGATGCCTATAAACATGCTCAAAAAGCTGCGCAACATGGTTATAACGAAGCTCAAGGATATCAACAGCCTTATTATCAGCACGGTCTTGATCAATATGATCGTTTAAATTCAGCAGAAAACAAACTTCTCGATCCAGCAGCACTTCAATCTGAATGGTCAAAAGGTTATGAAACATCCCCCTATGCTCAACAGCTTCTTGGAATGAATCAACAACAAGGTTTAGATTCCGCTAGCAGCATGGGTTTAATGGGTTCTAGCGCAGCCATGGGAAACATTCAGCAAGGAGCTGGCAATATTGTTCAGAAAGATAGGCAACAGTACCTTGACGATCTAATGAAGAAGTATATGGGTGGTATTGGTCTTGGAGAAGATATGTACAATACTGGCGCTCAAGCTGGTGGAAGTATGGCCGATCGTGCGATGAATCAAGGAATAAACATGGGAAATTTAAAATATGGCGAATATGCGGCACCTGGAAAGCTATTTGAGAATCTTTTCAGAACTGGAGCTGGTTTTGCTGCCGGAGGAGCTGGTGGTGGAGCTATGGCAGCCGGGCAGGGCGGAAATCAATATAATCAATGGCGATAGGAGATAGGAAATGGCTTTTGAGATGATGCCTCGATTTACATTGCCAGGAGAAGAGATAGCAAAGGCTCCTACTGAGGTGCAGAATATTATGGCCAGTATTTTGGCTGGTAAGCAGAACCAACAAAAATTACAGCAAGAAGCATTAGCTAATGAACAACTAAATAAATATAGAATGGGTGAATTAGGGGTTTCTCAACAATCTCAACATGATTCTCATTTAAAAGCATTACAAGAGCGAGAACTATATAATCAATTCTTTGGAAATAAAGGACAACAATCACAAAATCAATCTGTTCCTTATGGGTCTATAACAACTCCAAATCAAAACGCCGATAATTTAGGAAGAAAAGATTTAGTTAATATAGCTAATAAAGACCAAGCAACTTACGATCAGTCACACGGAGTAAATGCTCCTCAACAAAATCAAAATTCTTCATTCTCCGATAAACAAAAACAATTATCATCTGGGCAAGAAGTTGTAATGCAAGGTCCTAGGAATCCTAATTTAGAAATGTGGGATAAAGCTGCTGGGATGAAATTTGGAAATGTACAAATTCCAGACATTAAGTCAAATATAGTCGACGGAATTAAATACGATACTTATCCAAGTGGAAAGATCGTGGCTCAAAAAGTAGGTCCCTCGGCAGAAGAAAAGGCTCAAATTTCATTAAAGGCAGCAGAAGATAAAGAACAAGCAAAATCAGATATAAAAGAAAAGAAAGAATCTAGAGCTTTTTTAAAAAATTTAGTTGAATATGCTGAAAGTAATAAGTCAGTAGTAGACATACTTGATAGAAGTCATGAAGCAACCGGTGTTTTTCCTTGGAGTAAAAAATATTTTAAAATGGGATCTAAAGACATTGGAGCATTAAACAGATTAATTGTACCTATGATTGGTACGTTAGGGCATCAATTAGGACAAAAAGGAGGGGTTGGTGTTCTTGGATTTGCGCAAGGTGGAAAGTATGATACGTCTCAGCCTTCCGAATATAATATGGGAATAAAAGAATCTCAAAATGATGAAATAATAAGACAATATAAACATGCAGCCGATGATTACAGAGAAAAATTTAAAGAAGAACCTCCTTATAAATTACCAAAATATTATGATGATTGGGAAGAAAAGAGAAATAAAGAAAAGGGTATGATTACTATTATTGATCACAACGGTGAAGAGCATGAAATTCATAATACTCGATTAGGTGAAGCTAGAAAAATTGATCCTAAATTAAAAGTTAAGGAATCTAAATAATGCAAGGTAGATTAGATTTTTCTAAATTAAAAAATCCAAAATCTGAAAACAATAAGATAGATTTTTCTAGTCTTCGTCAACCTGTAGAGGAAAACAAAAAATCATTCTCATTGCAAGATATTGCAAATTCATTGAAAACTGATGTTCCTGGCATAGAAAGACCTTTAGGAATGAAATTATTAGGCGCTGGTGCTCAGATCGGAAGTGATGTTCAAGGTGCGATTAAAAAATATGTTAATCCCGAATCTGCTATAGAGGGATTACATAAGACGATATCTGGTGTAGGTCTTGCTGCAACAAATCCATTAACTGCTCTTAAAAATATTGGTGTTGGTACAGGTGAGCTTGGATATGGTTTAACTTATGGAATACCGGAACAATTAGCACATTTAGGATTAATTAAACCGGAAACATATAAAAAGACAGGAATTCCTAGCGTTTCTGAAATTCACTCTTCCGCTAGAAAGATGTTTGGATTGGGAAAAGAAGAGAAACCAGGAGAGGATTTTTTTAGTTTTATGACTAGAAATGCTCCTTTGACATTTCCTATTGCAAAACCAGTTGTAAAGGGTGCTGCTTCTATAGCAATGAATCCTGCTCAAACAGCTAGAAATGTTGCCTTTGGAATACCAAAAGCAGCCATTGGAAAAGTTGATCCTATTATTGCGGCTAGGAATCTTGAATTAAATAATAAAATTAATGAAATAAAGGAAAAGTTACCAAAAGCACAACAAGAAGAATTAGAAAAATATCCTGAAGTTCAGAAAATAAGAGAAGAGGCTAGAAAACATCAAGAAGAATTAGATGCTTCAGAGCATGCGGCTAGAACTAATATAAATGTTGAATCTAAAGAGCCATCAACTATTCAATTAAAATTAAATAAAAATGAAAATGAATTAAATAATATAAATAAAGAAAATGATAGTCTTCAAAAAGAATTATCAGAAATGAAGGAAGTAGAACCTTATAGCAATGAAGACAAGACTCACGAAGAAAATGCAGAAGAGTCAACAAAACAAAGAGAGTTATCAGAAATAAATTTAGAAAATGCAAAAGAGCATCATGAAAAAGCAAGTGATTTACTAGAAGAAAATCACAAAGACATTGGTAAATATCTTGGAAAAGGTTTAGAACATGATGTTGAGGCTGCTGAAAAAATAAAAACTACACAAGCTGCTCGTCATGAAGAATTAAAAAAAGAATATAATGAGATAGAAGAAGAATTATCACAAAAAAAAATAAAAATAGATAATAGCGCCATCTTAAAAGATAAAATGGATGAGCTAGCAAAATTAACTGAAGCAAGTGAAAAACGAACTCCTGAAATGGATAAATTAATTGAAGATATAAAAGCAATAAAAAATGCTAAAACTGAAATACTAGCGTCGAAATGGCTTAAATCTATAAGGTCTCTTGAGTATGATATAAATGAAGCTAGAAAAAAAGCATTCAAAGTAGGAGCAGATCCTGAAACTCGAGAAGCATGGATGCGTACATTTAATAATATGAATGAACCTATCCAAGGTATGAAAAAATTATTGGAAGAAGGAATTGGTGAAGAAAATGCTACAAGACTAAAAGAAGCTAATAAGGGATGGAGAGAAGACGTTGCATCGCTTTATACAAATACAACATGGCACACTATAAGAAAAAAAGAAAGAATTGAAGGTGATATTATGCATACATTACGTGGAAATGAGCGCGGTGATGTTCGTATAAAAAATATTATCATGAACAATCCTGAAATTATAAAAAATGTTTTAGGTCAGAGATTTGCTCATAAACCAGGAGATCTAGGCGATATTGGAGTTCAAGAAAGCAGATATATTGATCGTTTACCAGAATTTAAACAAATGGTAGATCAAAGAAATAGAATAGAAAGTTCAGTTAATGAAAGTAAAAAAAATGTTAAAAACATAGAGTTATCTCATAAAGATTATATAAAAAAAGAAAAGGAAGCTCATGCAAACAAAGAAGAGGTCGAATCTGAAATAAAAAAACTAACAAAAGAAAATCAGGATAAAATAAAAGAACAAGAAAGCATCATTAAAAGAATAAACTTGGATATAGATAAAAATAAATCAAAAATCAAAGAAATTGAACATAAACAACCCTATATGCAAGAAGCATTAAAAGATATTAATGAAAAAAGAAAAAATAAAAAAATATCATTAGAAAAAAAATCAAAATTAGAGAGTGAACATAAAGAGTTAGAAAATAAAATAAAAAAAATGGATATGGAGCTAAAAAGATTAGAAAAAGAGCAGGCATCTAACCACAAAAAATTAAAAGAATCTCGCACTGGAGTTATGAAATATATTAGATATGGTGCAAGAATAGCAAAAAAAATATATGGAGGTATGTAATGTTTGTTCGCGGTCCAAATCCAATATGGTTCATGAATAACCTCACTGGTTCTCCTTTGAATGATACTTATTATGCATTCTTCTTAACCAATGACCTTCCTTATGTTCCTCAAGCTGTTTATCAAGATCCTAACGGCCTCATTCCCTGGTCTGATCCTATTGAATTTCAGCCAAGTGGCGGATTGCCAAATAATCTCTATTTTAATGAGACATTAGTATATCGAATTGAAATAAGACAAGGTCCTGATCAAACTTATCCTCTTATATGGCTTATTGAAAATTATGTTCCTGCTGGAAGTGGTGAAGGTCCTGAATCATTCGATTCTTTGACTACTGCTGCAAACTCATTAGTAAATCCTCAATTTACTGATATATTCTTTTCATCCCCTTATACATTTACAAAATTAGTATCTGGTACTTACATCTTACCAGTTGGACCTGGTTGGCAACTTATTCTTACCGGGACAGGAACAACGATATTGATGCAAAGTACATTACCTGGCAGCTCTGATATACAAGGAAATCCTGCTTATTATCTTCAAATTAATAACAGCGGATGGACAACTGCTGTACTTCAGCAAACATTTAGTAATAATGGTGCTATTTTTGCAGGAGGCGCTATTGCTGTTTCTTTCTTGGCAGAAGCTACAACAACGTCACAATTTATAACAGTTCAATATGCACCGTCTGTTTCTTCTGTGACGCCTACTACGATATTTTCTGGAAATATTACAGTTGGTGGATTTCATTCATATTATGGTGCTATAGATATTCCGGCCTCTACTAACACGTCAACTGATGGTGCAGCATTTGTTAATATCAATTTCAATATTTCTGGCACTGGGATAATTGCATTTTCAAACATTCAATTAACAGGGCAAAGCACGCCATTATCATCTTCTTTTGTATCACCCTCTACAACAAGTCCCGGTAGTGTTCCTTTATATCAAGAGCAGACATACGCACAAATTGTTAATGGCGAATTTAATGTATTTGCTGAATCATTAGTTAATCAACCTAAAAGTTCTATTTTGACAGGATGGGACTTTCCATTAAATCCTTGGCAATTTACAACTATAACTCCGACATTGTTACCAAATAATAGATACACTGCTGATCAAACAATTGTTGTTCAGCAAAACTATGTTGCTACAGCTACAGGTAATAATGTATTAATTGGCGCTAACAATCCTGCATTGAATTATGCATTTGAAGCCATAGCGGCAACTGCAAATAATCAAATTGCTATTATTCAGTATATTGATACAAGCACTGTTCAGCCGTATTGGGGTTCAACCCTTTCTTCAATGGTTAATGCATTTCTTGTTACCAATGCAAGTACGAATGTAACATTTAAAATGAGGCTAATATGGAATACATCGCTTCCAAGTCCTACCTCACAAACATATCCAATTTCATCTTGGACTTCTGGCGGTGATCCTGTATTTGCGGCAGGATGGACCGCTATTTTACCAGGAGGTGGATTAAATGATCCTGTTTATACGTTGCCTACTAGCGCAACTGTTGATACAGGTTCAAGTCAAAACTTTTCATTTGATGGCTTTGTACTTCCAAATGCATCATCTGGTGCTGTGGTACTTGGAATTGTTCTTTATACAACATCAAACATGGGAATTGCCACACCCGATGTATTTGTTTTAAATAGAGTATCTCTTGTTCCTAATGATTTTGCCATTGATTGCAACCCATTGACCTTTGATGAAACATTAAGACAATGTCAGTTTTATTATGAGAAAAGCTATGATAATGACATTTTACCTACATCAATAAATGCGAATTCAAAGTTAATGGTTGTTCAAGACTTTAATCAGCGTCAAACTGGTGGAAGTATTGAATATGATGCTTATGCGTTTCCCTTTGCATTTAGATTTAATACTGTAAAAAGAGCTATTCCAAATTTAACATTATATTCACCTACA